TTAGTTATCTGCAATTGATTGCAGCTACTATTATAATGATTGATGACGGCACGACCCAATATGACTTTACGGGTTATATGTCAATTATTGGCACGGCTGATAGTAATGTCAAAGCATTTACTGCCGCCATGGATGTTAGTATTGCTTCTGGCACAACATCTATATTAACCTTTCCTGTTACTTTGCCAAGTACAAATAATTTATTTTTGACATTTAAAGTAGCAGAAAACTCAGGCGGTTTAGCACTCTCAGCGTACTCTGATGCAACCGAAGGAGATTACACCATTCGGGTTTACGGAACGTACACTAAATTCCCAATCGCATAATGGGCATCGCACATCCTTTCTACCGATTCAGTCCGGCCAATGTCAATGGTGGATTTGAACCAGGGTACAGTCTTCAGTCAACTTTGTGTAAAGAATTCCAAAACCTTTATTCGAATGGGGATTTGGTTGGTCAGACGATTGGCGAGGCCATCAAGAACTTTCAGTTCAATATATTCGTCTTGAATCTGCCCGAAGAAGGTGGTGAATTGCGATTGGTTTATCCAAAGCCTTACCCAACCATTTCAGGGACTCAAACATTGATATTTAATGTTCAAAACGACCAACTCCATGCCGTTGATTCAACCCAGAAGGCAATCATGACATTGGACTTGGTCGATGGTATTGTGGTTGATTCTGTGTTTGACACTTATACAATCGTTTCGGCTACACAAGCCTACGATGACCCGATTGTAGATGTGGAGTTGTTGGTTAAACGGGCCTTAGAAATCTATTATCAGAACGGTTCAGCCATATTTCCAATAACCTATTCATTCGACCGGACAACGGGCATTGCAACCAGTTCAATTGCGAGGGGAAAGGATTGGAAGGTTGATCTGGATACGGGCGTTGTTGGTCGCTATCCGGCACAATCAAACCCATTCGCCCCGGTGAGATCCGTGACTTTTTCAGCTTTGAGTCCATCTCAGAATTACATCCTGAGTCTGATGGAACGGATCATTTCATTGACCATTGCCGACCAGACTTTGACGGCTGCCGATTTGATTAATGAAATAAATCTCTTGCACTTGCCAGATGATTACAACATAGGGGTTGCTACGGATTCATCTGGGGCTACTGAACGAGTTCAAATTATATTTAGTGGTGAAAGGTCGTTTGTCTTAATGGCACGTACTGACGGGACGTTCTGGTACTTCCAGAGGTTTGTGATTGATCTGGAATATGAAACTGATCAGTTGCTGTTCTTATTATATTATCCCATTGCCACAGAGTTACCGTATGAACCCGTAGACGCACAATTGTACATTAGCAATTGGTACGACATGGATTTGATCCAGTTTGACAACGGATGTGAACCTGAAGAGGTAGACACCTTCCAGATGCCAATCAAGACGGGTGACACATATCAATTCAACATCATTCCAGAACAGGCCAACCTGACCGGATTGACTTCTTGCCAGATCGGTCTGTTCGATGAGAACCTGAATTTTGTGAGTGAGATTGGGCAAGCAAAATTTGGTTGTTTAAAACCTATTATTTTTGTTAACAATTATGTGGATGATTGGGCAGGGTGGAATTTAATCAGGTTGGAAATTAATAGTAACATTGCAGACCCTGCAACTTATGAGTTAGGAATCTACTTTGGGTTTGGTAGCACATCAGAACATATTTTAGCTATTCCATTACCTACAGTTGCCTTGACCACAGATGCCCAATTAGCTGCATTTATTGAAAGTCTATCAACGGATGATTATACTGTATCTGTTGAACTTGTAGCAACTGGAGATGAGTTTTTGCCATTTTATGGGATAATTACGGTAACCACTTGTGCTTTGGATTGTCAGATTGGAGATTATCAGGTTCAATTAGCCGTTAATCTAATTGGAGACCCACCATTACCTCCTTATACGAATCAATTTGTACAACAAACGGAAAATGCCACCCAATTCCTAGCAACTGTCACAATCCCCTCTGCACCTGATGGTTGCTATGTATTCGGGCTATACGATGACAACTACCCTTATCAATCAATCTTTGCCTTTTCGAATACACTTTACTTGAACAATGAGGATTGCTTCAGTTCAATGTGGCAATTCGGATCGTCTGAGGATGCCATTATTGAGGGCTTTGAGTATTACTACGGTTGGATGCAACAGTTACGGCTACCCATCAACGGGGCAGGACAGAAGCCAAAGATTGAAGAAAGCATTTATCGTAACTCAGATGGAACGTATCAAAGACCTTCCAATTATTCTGATTTAACGCTAGATTTGCATAGTGATTATTTGGACTTAGAAACACGGAATGCGGTATTCTCTGCCACGAGATGTCCGATCCTTATTTTTGAGGACAAATCCATATTTGTTAGTGGAGATTTGGACGTTGCCACCGTTCAGGACTTTTCAAACAAGACCTCTTATAGAAAACTTGCACAAATGAAGTTTTCCGCACTGATTCAGGGCTTTCAGCCTAACAACAACGCCTGTATAGGGTGTTAAAATTCAAACATTCAAATGAATATTACTCTCAATTGTCCTCCGGTTTCTTGCTATAAGAACTACCGTTGTGACGTGGATTATAAAGGTCGGATCATTGGGGCTGCATTGGTTAAAAAGACCGTTGCGAGCCTCATCGACAAGACAGATGCTACTACTCTTCTGGATTCAATCTTCTACCAAGCTTTGGACGGGAATGCTATCATGTTCCTGAACATTGCAGGTGACAAACCGAAGCCAGAAACGGCAGAACTTCCCGGTGTTGGACTTAGGATCAATCGACCAGGGGCGAAGACTCACACATTGAATTTCATCGATGCTCAGGTTATTGCCAACGTGGATTCGTACAACAAAATCCTTCGTTCATCTCAGAACTATGACCTGTACTACTTCACTCCTGAACTTTACTGGGATGCCTCTGGAACGCAGGTGACTGTCATCGGTGATCCAGTTATCCAGAATGACCTGACTCAGTTCATCAACGGTGAAACGATGATCAAATGGGTAGCAGATTCAAACCCTGTTCCTTCTGATTTTGACACGGACACTCTTCTTGAAGGTCTGTTTTACGAAGTAACCGGAGTTGATGCCATTGCTGCACCAATCGGTTTCATTCAGACTGAAACGTATACAGCCTCTCTGAACTACGATTTTGGTTCACAAAGTCTTCCATCAACTGTTTGGTCACTCGGTTCATCTGCTGCCGTTATTGCGAACCTAGGTGCAACGATTGACGCAACAACTGGTTCACTTGACATTGATCCGCAAGTTGTTGGGGATTATGTCTTGACCGTAGTTGCATCCAACGAAGCCGGATGTATCTTTGGAACTCTTGATGTATCAGTAACTGTAACTGCATAATAACGTGAACGAGCAACTTCTTTTGGGCATTATCAAACTTCTCTCTAAGGATAAAATCAGAGAGGGTAAATCAGAGTACATCCATGACATCCGTGAGATTGCGGATGAACTTGAGCCGCACTTTGATGAGGATTACCCGAAGAAGTTGCTGCGTGTGCAGCATCCGGGTGAGCAGGATTGGATGAAAATCTACCGGAAGGAAAGATGGCAACCAAAAACCAGAACGGCAACCGGACGGGTTTATACTACCCTGCAAAAGATTCAGCAAGCGGATGATTTCAAAATCCTTTTCAAGAATGACTTTGCCGACATCGGGATAAGTGAAAGCAACCCGAAAGGATTACCTTCCAAGTATTGCTTGGAGAACCTGCCAAAGTTTGGCTCAATCGAAACATGGACTTTTTCATTGGGATTATCCAAGTACCTGGAGAACCCTAACTCGGTGGTGTTTGTCGGGCCTGATCTGGAATCATGGATAGAAGACCCAACACCGGGCAACGAACAGTTCATCAACTGGGAGAAACCATATCCGCAAGTCTTCGAAGAAGATCACATCGTCTACAAGGCTGACGGTGGAATCATTTTCAAACTGGATCAGTATGAAAACAAGGACGGTGATAAGGTTCAAAGGAAATATGATCAATTCCTTGCTATATCAATGGAAGGGTTGGTTCTGGTACGTCAGATTCGACCGTACAACGGAAGCGAGGATGTGTTTGATACATTCATTGCACCTTATCAATTCCTTCAATATCCAATCTATTCGGTTGGTTCGGTAATCTGTGAAATTGAAGATGGTCAAATCGTTTATGATTCAATCCTTACTCCTTGCCTCCCTGCATGGAATGATGCCTTGTTTACCAATGATGATTTGTTGGTTAATAAAGCCCTTCATTCGAATCCGATTTTTTGGCGTTACAAAAACTCCCCATGCAAGACCTGTAACGGATCAGGTCTGTTATCAGGAAAGGACAATACACAAAGAACTTGCAGTAGCTGCAACGGAAACGGACTGGGTTCAGAGGGTTCGCCATTCGCCACCATCGAAATAAACCTGCAAAAGAAGAACGCAACCAATCCGGATGTCCAGTATCCAACTGGCCCACCTGCAGGATATATTCAATTGGACATTGCGGCTCTTGATGCCCAAAAGAAGGACATTGATGATGACATCTACCGAGGCTTTCAAGCGATTGGAATCGAACTGTTAGCCAATGTTCCTGCGGCTCAATCTGGAGTTGCGAAGCAATACGACCGGAAGGAATTAAACACATTCTTTTTTCAGGTTGCCGTTCATCTTGGTTATCTCATTGAGGAAATTTCCTTTGCCATATTCCTGCAACGCTACCGGACGGAAATAGAGTCAAGGCTCTTGACATTGGATCAGATAGAGGCCAATAAGCCGAAGGTTGTAATTCCGTCAGACTATGATGTCCTGACTACATCCGTCCTTTCTACTAACCTTTCCGATGCCATTAAGAACCAGTTTGATCCGATTATTACAATGGGCCTAACTGCTCAGTACACAGAGAAAGTATTTGGTGAAAATAGCTATCAGTTAAAGGTTTTGAAAATCAAGACGGCAATTGATCCATTGCCATACATGACCACCGAGGAGAAGTTGATCCTCAAAGATTCAATGGGTTGTACTGAACTTGACTACATAACATCTGCCTACCTGAATGCCTTTGTGACGGAGTTGATTGAAGCTGATATGGATTGGGTTAATGAACCAAGGCCAAAGCAACGAGCCGATGTCAAAGCTATGGCAATCGCTAAACAACAAGAAATCAAAGCCGGATTGGTTACTTTGATGCCTGAAGAATGACCGAGAAGCAACTTGAGATAATCAAACGGATTCAGACTCTTCAGGCTGAACTAGAAGAGGGCATGAACTCCCGACTCCCTGATATATTCAAAGGATTATCTGATCAAGTTATTGAACTGACCAACGACCTGCCTTTAGACCCAAAGAAAAGGGCCGCAAACATCAGGGCCATCATCGGACTGAAAACACAATTGACCAATGTCATTGTTACCAATCCCGAATATGTAAAAGAAGTTGGTCGGGTTCTGGATGGGTTTAAAGACCTCAAGAAACTATCTGACCTTTATTTTAGTGAACTGATTGATGGGTTCAATGCGAAGGAATTGTTGTACCAAGAAATCCTGAAAGCCAATGTCGAGATCACAAAGGATATGCTTCTTGGTTCAGGAATCAGGAACAACTTTGCCAATGCAATACAAGAAACCTTATTGGCAAATGCAAGCGGAACAACAAATAGAACCGTCTTACAAAAAACATTAAGGCAGTTTATTGAAGGCACTCCCGAAGAGCAAGCATATCTTAATAGATATGTAAAACAAGTCACCAACGACTCCGTGATGGGCTTTTCAAGGCAGTACAATCAAACCATTGCCGAAGACCTTAATTTGCAATACGGATTTTATAGTGGTACTGCCATTAAAGATACTCGGTCTTTTTGTCGGGCCAGACATGGGCGATACTTCAAGAAATCAGAGGTTGAAAATTGGGCTAATTTAGGCAACTGGTCAGGTCGTGCGAAAGGCACTACAAAATCAACCATATTTACCTTGCTTGGTGGTTACAACTGCCGCCACGATTATTATCCGATTACCCAGACTCAGTATCGGGTAGCAGAACAAAAAGGT